TCGCTCCTGTATCTAGCATTGCATAATATTTTGGTGTTCCAGTAGATGTAGTTGCTGAAATATATTCTTCTAAAAATGTTAAATCTCTTTTTTCTAAATATACATTGGCACCAGTAAAAGTAGATCCAGTTGCAGTATAAACCTGAACTGCTCTAATAAACACAGCTCCTGCTGGCACAGTTACAGTACCTGTTCCAGATGTAAAATTACCTGTGGATGTTTTCCTATCCGCATCAATAGGCACATCTCTAAAAATTCTGTATTGTGCATTTAAAATAATATTTTCTAATACACTGTCTGATAATACAGTTGAGTCTACTTCTGTATAACTTCTTATTTGTGTTTTTAATCCTGATGCACTTAATCCTGCCATACTATGCTGTCAACGTTGCCGGACCAGCCGAACAATTGTTGCCTCCTCCTGATACTCCACCACTTGTAGCAGTATCTGTGTCTACAGTAAAGTGATAGAAATCTGTTGTGTTAGTTATATTACCACTAGAATCTCGTTTGCCAACTGTTATTGAGTAACCAGCGGATTTTGCTATGTTTGCTCCTGTAATGCCATCAAAATTTACAGGATTATTAAATGAAGCTGAAGTTGATGGAGCACCTCTAAATCTAACAGTATCACTTGTAGATCTACCATGAGATTTTTCAAATACATTTATTATACCAGATGAGGCTGATATAGTTTCAAAAGGATCCGGACCTAATATTGCAATAACTTCATTTTCAGTTCTATCAACTCTAGCATTTAATAATCCCTCAGCATCAGCACTTCTTGCTCTTAATTCTAACTGAGGATGTTTTTCTTCATATTCTGTTCTATGTACAAAAGATCCGTTCCATTCTTTCATCATTTCAGTATATGGAAACTCCATTCCTGATCTATCTGAAATCGCTTTTGAATATTTTCCTCTTGCCATTATGTTCCTGGGTAATAAGTTTTAGGTGTTATATGAACACTAGTTGAAGAGCCATCTTCTGATAGTGCTCTTTGAAGTTCATCTTCATAATATAGTTTCATAGCTTGCACTCTTTCTGGTGCAAATTTTTGTGCTAAATAAAAAGCCAACCCTGAAACCATACAAGGTACAAATCTAAACGGAACGTCTGTTGCATCAGTATATGTAGAGTCAGCATCTTGTATTCTTTTTACAAAAAAGATGTGCATATCTTTTGAGGCCGCTGTTGAGTCTGGGCACGGGTAAATAGTAACAGTTGTTTTATCTACAAACCTTTGAACAAAATATTGAGAAGGAGTCCCTTTAGATAGTTTATTTGATAAAGCAGAATATGTAGATCTGTCTATTTTAGTCATGGGAGAGTCTGCTTGTGTGGTTTGTGTTCTATTTTGTCTAAAAGTTGCTTCTAAAACATCAGCAAGACCAAATGTAGAAGTTCCACTTGTACCACCAACAGTGACTGCTGATGTGCCATCAGCACTAGATCTAAAAAAAGTATACTCTGCTTGACCTTCAATAAGATCAATATTTGTATCTCCTACTTCCCAGTAGTGTAAACCTCTGTTACCCCACTCTTGAAATAAAATATTAAGAGATCTTCTTGCTGATCTTAGTTGATATCCAGAAGTTACTTGAGAACCAATACGTTCATATGCCTCTGCAATTATATCATCAACTGCAAAGCTCTTGTCAAAAGTAACTGTGCCTGAAGTTGTATTGGCCATCAGTTACCTCCTAATATGATTTTCTTAATTCTAATGTTATCGTGTAGTGATCGTGATTCGTGTGACCATGTGTTGTCAAATCAATATCACCAGTTATACCTGAGCCAGCATTATTTTTGATTCCACCAAAACTTCTAAAATCAAAATGCCCTGATACGGGTCCTGCTGCTGCACTACCACCAAGGACTAAAGCTACAACGTTAGAAGTAGCATCAAATTCTAGTGCTGCTCTTAATCCTCCAACATCATACCAAACTTGATCTATTGTAACTCTAGAACAAGTTTCACCTTGAGCGTTAGTATTTAAAGCTGATACGTCAACTTTTTTTACAGAACTTTCTCCTGTTCCATCTGAAATATTAGTAAGTTTGATTACTGCTCTTTTATCTGTGTCAATTATTGTTTGACTTGTTACTGCGTCTGCCATTTTTTTCTCCTGTTAGAGAACGGGGCCAAAGCCCCGCTCTAATTAAAGTTAATATTATTGATCTGCAAATGCAGGTGCGTCTGCACCTTCTGCATAACCCCAAATATAATAGTTAGTGCTATCTTTAGCTACAATGTTTATTTCAAACAGACCAGTGTCTGTAAGAGTTAACTTTGAGTTAGAGTTCCCATCAGAATAAACAGATACGTTATCTGCATTAGAATCTAAATGCACAATACCACCTAAAAAGAAATTACTATTTCCCGGTGTTACGATAATTAGATTTTCTGTTTCTTCTGCAGCGCCAGCGTAGATAAGCTTGTAAGTTTGTCCAGCGACTGGAGCAGGTAGAGTGATAGTTCTATTGCCTCCGATTGCAGGAACCGCAAGCACTCTTCCACTATGTGTTGAAGCATCAAGAGTTTTATTTTCATCTCCTAATGCTACAGGTGAATCACCCATAGTGATAATTTCAGTAATTACTCCTGTAGTAGAGTTTTTACTAACAGTTTTAACTGTGCTTTCAGATCGTACTGGACCTGAAAAAGTTGTAGTTGCCATAATTATATCCTCCTAGTTTCCGAATACTGTCTCTAGGCCGTCGACTATACTCGTCAGTATTCTAATAAATTGTATAGTGTA